TGGAGCAAATTGAATCCGCAGTAACCGCCATATTGAGTGGCGCACAATCATACAGTATAGGTACGCGCAGTTTGACCAGAGCCGATTTGTCAACATTATTAAAACGCAAGGATATGTTAGAAGATTTGATTTCCGCGCTGTCTGGGGGCAGCGGTCGTTTTCGGCGCGTTGTGCCAATGGGGTAAAAAGTGGGAGAGACTAAAACAAAAAACAGAAACATAATACTCGATGAATACGGTAATCCTATCGTAAAAAATAACAACAGGTATTATGCTTCTGGCTATTCAAATGCTGGGGCTTCCATTTTAAAACCAGTATTTAAGGATTGGAATTGGAAAGGCGGATCGCCCGATGATGATATAGTTACAAACCTTCCTATTCTCCGACAACGGTCGCGCCAATTAACAATGGAATCTCCCGTTATTAACGGTCTATATAAAACAATGACAACTAACGTAGTCGGGGACGGCTTGCGCCCTGAGCCTACACCTGACGCAGAATATTTTGGTTGGACACCCGAATATACAAAAAAATGGAAAGCGAATGTTATAAGGGTATTTGACACATTCGCAGAATCAACGGCTTGCGACGTGTACCACAGGGATAATTTTTATGAGCTGACTAAATTGGCGTTCCGGTCGCAACTTGAATCCGGCGATTGTTTTGTTACCATGCCGCGCTTTGAACGCCGAAACGCGCCTTTCCTTTTGAAGATACAGGTTATCGAGGCTGACTGTTGCGCCGATCCAGACGCATTTGAACGTTATGAGCATGAGCAGTTAGGCAATGATATTTTAGGCGGCATTGAAATATCAAAATGGGGAAACGTTGTCGGTTATTGGTTCTATACAGGACACCCATTATCAAAACGCAGGGCAAGAGGATTTAGGCATAATGACATAAATTATCCGCGCTGGATTTTTATTCCAGCTTACGGAGATGAAACGGGGCTGCCGAATGTTTTACACCTAATGGAATCGGAACGCCCAGGACAAAGGCGCGGTATTCCATTAGTAGCTTCCGTTATTGAAGTGGCATTAACGCTTGACCGCTATATGAAAGCGGAAGCGATAGCAGCACAGATTCAAGCAATGTTCACACTTGTAGTAACTTCAGAAAATCCAGATATAGCTGTAGGGGAACTTGAGGCATTAGCACAACCACAAAGCAGGGAAGATTATTACAGCGAAAACGAATTATTACTTGGAAGCGGCACAGTACAATTCGCGCGCCCTGGCGACAAAATAGAACCTGTTAATCCGACAAGACCGACAACATCATTTGAACCTTTTACAAAATCTCAATTACAGCTAATGGGACCGGCTGTAGGGCTGCCTTATGAATTATTGACGCAATTATATCAGGCTTCTTTTAGCGCAAGTGAAGCGGCAAATAATGTAGCGCGAGGCGGTTTCAGAGGAAAACGCGCCTGCCTTGTTCGTGATTTCTGCCATCCAATTTATCAAGCCGTATTTGATGAAGCGGTACTCAGGGGATTGATTGAAGCGCCGGGATATTTTGATGATCCGGTTACAAGAATGTTGTATACACGGGCAAAGTGGAATGGTCCCGGTATGCCGCATATAGACTTGGGCAAGAGTGCGCAGAACTATGAAAAACTTGTGGGATTAGGTTTCACGACAGCGAGTGAGGCGACAAGCGAACTTACTGGCGGAAACTATTATGAAAATATACAGGAACGGGGGCGCGAAATTGCCGCCGCAAAAGATGCCGGAATGCCTGTAGCCGCAGCGGAAGCGATGACTGGAACGGGCAAGGCTGTAGAAAATGCGGGAACGGCAGAGCCAGTTCAACAAACACAGGGAGTAAATAACAATGGCTAAAATATTTACAGTCAGAAAAATTCGGGCGCAGAATGGTAACAACATAGGGCGCATAGACATTATTGGCAATATCAATGATGTAGTTTTATGGGGAGATGAAGTAACTCCAAAGATTATCGCTGATGAATTAAAAGCGTTAGGGCAAATTAGTGAAATAGAATGTCATTTATTTTGTTACGGCGGAGATATGTTTGCATCATTGGCGATTTATACGATGTTAAAAAGCCGTCCAGAAAAAGTATCGGTTTATATTGAAGGCGCGGCGGCTTCGGGCGGTTCTATTATTGCTTGCGCCGGAGACGTTGTATATATGCCGCCAGCGGCGATGATGTTTGTTCATAATCTGCTTACCGAGCCGGGTACTGTCAACGAACATGACGCGCGAGAACTATTAGACGAAATGGTCAAAATAAAAGAACCAATGATAAATGTTTATATGGAAAAATCGGGAAGATCGCGCGAGGAAGTTATAGCGTTAATGGACGGCGAATCAAATAATGGCACATGGCTAACCGCTGATGAAGCCATAGAATTCGGTTTGGCTGATGAATATACGCCGGAAGCTATGATGCCGATAGAAGCCGCCGCCTGTATCAGTCCGGGAGTTTATAACTATCGCGGATACAGGATTGATTTAACAGGGTGTGATAAGGCAGCCGAGAAAACTGCCGGAATAATAAATTCTATTAGGGGGGGTAATCAAATGGGATTATTCAACAAAAAGAAGAAAGTGGCTGCCAAAGCAAAAACAAAACCCAAAGCGGAAATTGTTTTTGTTGAAATGGTATGCCCGAGCTGCGGCGGTGCTGTGAATATGAATCCTGAAACAGGAGAGATATTCGCAGGCGGAACGGATGCGCAGCAACAAGAACCAAACGCCGAAGGCAATGAGCCTTCTGCGAAAAAACCTGACGCGAACAAGCAGGGAAAGGTTCTTGCGAGGCGGTTGCCGGGGAACGTGAGGGCGTCAATTTACAGCGTAAATTGCCCTCACTGCGGCAATGATTTTGTATGGGACACCGATGTCAATGCTGACGGCGGCGATGGGCAGGAAGTGAATAAATCTACCCCGCTCAATGGCGCACAACAGCAACAAGCTCCGGCGAAAGAACCAGCGACAAAACCGAATGAAGGGACAGAACCGCAAGCCGCCGCAGCGGAAGCGGAATGTCCGAATTGTGGTGCTGTTGTCGAGTATGACACAGAGACAGCAGAAACCGGAACAGACGATGCAGGGACAGAGGGCTATCTGCTTACTTGCCCTGAGTGCGAAACGGAATTTGTAGAGCCGTTTCCTTCTGCCGCGCCGGACGCAATCCCGGTCGGTTCATCTGCGGAAGCGAAAGCAGCCTACCGCGCGGGTATAACGGCAGAACGCAACCGCCAGCTTGCCCTTGACGAAATGGCGCAAGCCGCGCCGGATTTGTCCGGCATGATACAGGCTGCCAAAAAAAGCGGCGCGTCTGTCGAGACCATGAGCCGTAACGTCATCAAAGCTATGGCAAATGGAAAAGGCGGAAGTAACAACGCCGCGAGGTTTGCCGCGTCTCTTGGGCGCGACATTAAGGCAAGCGGATTAAATGTTCCTATGGGAACTCCGCAACACGCCGGAAAGCCAAAGAGTTTCTTTGATGCGGCTTATGAAAAGTACGCACAAGAATATAACCAAAGAAATCAGAAGGGAGGGAAAAACAATGGCAAAGCGTAATTTATTTCATCCTGAAATAGCGCAGTCAGAAACTGACGATTTGTACAACGGTACTTTAATACCGAGACTGACCAGACCGGTAGCGTTATCCGGTGAAGGCGTTATCAAGCGCGGCACTCCGCTTGTGAGCGAGGACGGAGAGACATTTACCGCATTTGCTCCGGTAGAGACAGAAGTTGACGGCGAAACCGTTACAACATATCTGCCAATCAGGGGCATTCTTCTTTTCGATGTTGATACAGAAGAAACAGAAGAAGCGGAAAATGCTTGTTTGGGTATAAGCGGCGAATTCAATCAGAACAAGATTGAGGAAGCGCTTGGTGAGGAGCTTGACGCGAAAGCGATCATGGAAGCATGGGGAAGGAACATTGTTATTGAAGCCAGCAAAACCTACCCCGCAGTTGAAACCTATCCTATAGGTTAATGGAGGTATTAAATGGCACAGGGAGTTAATACTACTAACAGCAATGGGGCGCAAAGAACGCAAATTGCACCCATTGAAACAATTTTACCGAAGTCTAAATTTTTTAGCTCGTATTTCATGGGCGCTTCACCGGAGTTTCTTCCTTCCGCTTTTGTGGAATGGGATTATCTCACAAGGGGCGCACCGTTAGCGCATTTTGTCGGCGATGGTTTAACCGTTCCCGCAACCGAACGCGGTACTTTCAAAACAGCGATGATTGAAACGCCGCGCTATCAGCATAGAAAGGTTCTTGGTCTTAAAGATATGAAGAACCGTATGCCTGGCGAGCCTTATGGTTCAATGCCCGCTTCAATGTTCAAGACAATCCAAGAGAGAGCCGCGAGGCTTCGCTTTGAGGACGATGTTGAATGCGTTGAAGCTGTTGCGGACTTGCGCGAATTGATTACCGCAAGATTTATCACTACCGGCATTGTTGACGTTATCGGTTACGGCGTTAACAGGGAAATTGATTACAACTTGCCGAACAGGATTGTTCTTTTGAACGCGGATCAAGTCGCTTTCGCAGAAGACCCATTGAGCTTCCTGCGTACATGGATCAGCGGTCTCAAGCGTTTGGGTTTCCGTCCGACAGAAGCAATCATGTCCACTGAAGTGTGGCGCTTGTTTGAAGAAAACGAAAAGTGGACAAAACAACTTGATAACAAGAGTATTGAAAAAGGTCAAATCGCACCTATTGAAGAAATAGAATACGGCGCTCCCTCTTATATGGGCAGGGCGCGCGATCCTTTCCTTGATTTCTATACTCAAGAATCCGAGTATTACGATGATGTAACCAAAACAATGAAAAGGCATTTGCCCGAAGGTTCATTGATCCTTACGACATCGGAATCGAAAAGAAATCGCTTTGCCTATGGTTCTATTGACTATATGGAAAACGGCGAATTTAAAACCATGTCGGGAGAGTTCATCAGGGAAGAATGGCATGATGACAGAGCCGGAACAAGTGAGGTTGTTGTAACTTCAAGAGCCGTTCCTGTACCTGCCAATATCAATTCATGGCTTGTGGCCACAGTAATGTAAGGGGGTAGAAAAATATGGCAAAGGTTTATGTTGCGCGTTGCATCGTCAAAAGGGACGGCAAGCGTTATAACAAGGGCGCTATCATCGAGGGATTGACCAGCGATGAAATTAAAAAAGGCTTGTCGGAAAAATGGCTTGAAGCCGTAGGCAGTGATGAACAGCCGGAAAAAGAAGAAAGCGGAAAGCCCAAAGGCGAAAAAAAAGCAAAGGGCGATAAGAAGTCGCCTAAGACAGAAACGCCGAAAACCGACAGGGACGCGCTTGCGAAAAAAGCTGCCGAACTTGGCATTGAAATCACTGATGAAATGACTGATGACGAAATTCAACAGTTAATCACAGAGAAGGAAGCCGGGGCGCAGTAATGGATTTTAAGGACGCGGTTGCCGCCGATATAGACAATGTTTTTTTTAATTCAAATGAATTCGCAGAAACAGTTTTAATCGACGGCAAAAGCGTTCCAATAATTCTTGATGATGACGCGATGATAAAATCTGCGGAAGTATTTGCAATGGGATTAGAGCAAGGGGAACAATTCATTTTCATAAAAGAAAAAGACATGAACCGCTTGCCCATGCCTGGCGATCAACTTTCAAAAGAGGGCGTTCAATGGTATGTAAGGCACGTTGTCAGCAATATGGGCGTGTATGCAATAAGGATCGGAAGAAACCGAGGGAGTGAATAGAAATATGGCTGAAATAATTGATAGTACGCCGCAGGGACTTGTAGACGCATTAAAT